ATTGAAGCCAGCTTTCTGTTTCATCAACGTATGCTTCACCAATAGATACAGTGCTAATGCTGGTTCCATGCTCACTTGCATACATGGTTGTTGTTGTCTGATTAATATCAGCCCATGGTCCATCTTCAAAATCTATCTCTGTAACGGTCCAAAGCGTGTCATCAGAAGCTCTTCCTGCAGTGGAATCATCAGCAGTCCTTGTCAGTTTCCTGGGTTTATAATCAGGATGGGCAAGAAAGATGATGTCTGCAGATTGAGTAAAGATAATGTCATCAAGCTCCGATGCCGACCAGGGTACATTCGTACTTATTTCATAAGCTGTGGTTGTTGATCCAGTTTCATAAAGAACTGCACCATTTTTGAAGAAACGGATGTAGGTTGCACCAAACTCCAGAATATAAGAATCACCAGCACCAAAATTAAAAGGGATCAGTCTTACCTGACCATCAGACTTAGTGGAAGCAGCATAATACGTCCCTGGTCTTCTGGTAACAGCACCTTGGGGCAGAACCACCCAGTTCTTTAAAGTCTTGAGAGCAGCAGCATATGTCGGCTCATCTACAAGACCCTGGAACCTGGGAGATACCTGACCTTCGGTAAAACGTGACTGAACCGCTTTAAACCGTGCCATCAGCTATACGAATATCCTGTCGATGGAGTGCTGATATTCCGTCTATTTGAATAGCCTCGTCTTGCCAGTAAGAATTCGTCTGATTCAATCTTCTCTGGAGTTCCCTCCATTGCATCATTGGATCTAGCTTCACTCAAAGCAAACTGGAACTTTTGCCACATCTCTCTTTTCAGATCGAGGTTGCCTGTCAAGGTTTCTGCTATTTCATAGCCGAGTCTCAGCGCAATTGCCTGAATCAGAGTGGCATCAAAAAGGGTGGTATCCGTAACTTGGGCGATGTAACGAATTTTAATCGAACTGCCGTCAGAAACAATATTCCTTCCTTCTATCTTCCACTCTTGATCAGGATCGTCTACTTCCAGAACACGAAGGCAGTCTGTAGGTAACGCAAAGGAGTTGGAATAACCCCAATTCGGAGTACCTGAGACTGCCAAAGTTGCCCTGGAAGTTGCACAATTCCAAGGATGAGTGCGAAGAACAGCATCTCTTGTATCATCAAAACGGAGGTTACAAGCCCTCGCTCTTGAATTCGCTTCTGTCATGCTTGTGATTAATTGATCACCCAGGTTAGATAAAGCGATATTACAGATGTCTACTTGAGATGCCATGTGTCCTCCTTACTCAACTACATAGTGAACGCAAAGTGTGATTTCAGCAGCATTGTTGATTGCTGCATCAAGAATCGACACTTTAATGTCCAGCATTCCACCTGGATCAGCAGTGACCGAAGCCATGTGATCCCATGCTGGAAGAATACCTGCGGTATGATCACTAATCAGAGATGCACTGCTTGCTGATGTGCAATCAAGCCCATTAGTAAGTGCATCAACATCATATCCTGCAGACAATTCTGCAGTGATGGCATTCCAATTCTCTTTGGTAGCCCAAAGGCCGACATCAAGAGTTGGAGATCCTGAAGATGCCAGATCATCCCAATAAATGGTTGAGGTTGGAAGAATGATCGCATTCGAGGGAATGCGAGCCAGATGATAGGTTGATGTTGCAGAATCATCAGAAGCCGTAGTTACGGTATCAACTGAGATTCGCAGTTTGCCATAGCTGAATCGGGAATCGAGTACAGCAATAGGCTCAACCATGCTTGCATAGGATGCCAAGGGGCTGCTTGTTACAAAGCTTCCGGTCTTGGACCCAATATTAGCAGTAACGGCCATATTATTCCTTTATGGTTCGGGTTATTGATTAAGCACCTTGTTCACACTCGATTTCGACAATTCTGTCTTCTTCGAGGCGAACGGAGCCAATGGTCATCGTCAGGTACAGTTGGTTTGCATAACGCTTATCAGGACGAGGATCGGATCGACCAGTAATGTCTCTCCATACGCAAAGGCCAAGGCCATCACGATGAAAGGCAATACAACGGTTAATCGTTGGTGTCTCTGAGTTTACGGTAGACAAAGTCCGAGTATTGACGAGTTCGGATTGAATGAACCTGAATCCCATAAAGGTATCCACGCGTCCTTCTACCAATGCTCTAACCGAGTTGTAATCAACTGATCCAACCTGGGTTGTTTTGAGCAAGCTGGCGATTTCATCTGCAGTACAAACAATGAACAGATTGGGATCTTGTCCTTCGTTGTAATGAAGAGCTTCGTTCTCCATCAGAATCTTCCGTGCAGCAATCAGCTTATCCACTGTCATACTGGTATTAGCAGTATTGTCACCTCCATACGGAGCATTATTGACACGAACAAGTCCTGCTACACCTCCATTGGATACTGCTGCATTTTCAGGAAGTCCATCAGCAGCAATTGAAGATGACGGCCAAGAACAGGTTGATCCTGCTGCTTTTCCAACTGATACATCAGCAAATGCTGCATCGATGATAACCTGATCCATGGCACGAGACATTGCTGCTGCACCATTTCTGACATACATCGACTGAGGATCTGCAAGAACACGCAGAACATCCGTTGTATCAATCAAATCGCCCCAATCGTAATCAAGCGGTGTTACCCGTCTTCGATCATGAATGGTATCAATTAAGGGAGTATCGGCATGTCGTGCCGTGATGAGTTGTGCTGAAGTCTTCTTCAGCCGATCCATGTAATACTCTTCACCGACTTTTCCGGTTTCAAGCCTTACAGCATTTCTCAGACGAGATCCTTCCTGTTGAACAAGCAAGGAAACATTGTCCGAATACATTTTGACCATTTGGTCTGTGATATTTACCGACATAGAAATCCATTGATTTTGGGTTAGTTGCCAACATCATTCGGAATTTCCCTGTCTCCAGGATTCACAGACCTACGATCAATAACGGATTCTATATAGAATTACCCGAATCCATAGGTGGTAGGTTGGCTTAAATGACTTTAAATTAAGTCAGTTCATAAAGTTTCTTCATTTCTTTAACAGCATCATTATGACTAGGATGCTTTGCATCCATATAACGCTTCATGAATTCAGGATCTGCTTGCTTATCCTTAATGGATACTTGAGCCTGAGCAGGAGACATTGAATTAAACTGTCCGTCTGCAGGAGCAAGCATATTATCTTCGGCAAGCATTGACCCGATGTTTGAAAACATTTTCAACATTGCAGGATGTTCACCGATTCCAGTTTCTTCCATCAGAGATATAGCCTCTTTGGGTGCAAACTGGTTGAATGCCCTCTGTGCAAGATTTGCATTACGCTGATAATCTGCACCCCATTCCTGTTGAATGGCGAGTTTATTTTGGACACGTTCCTTTTCAAATTGTTCTGTCTGTTCTTCCTGAACTTCTTCCATGCCTTTCATATAAATATCCAAGACATTCTTTGCCTGGGAATCCGTCAATCCTGTTTCATAGAATGCATCTCGAACAGGTTTGAAATCATCACTATCAGGCAAACTGGAATAGTTTGAAGGATTATCAGGTCTTCCCAATGCGGAATAAACGTCATCCATTGGTTCGCCTTCTTTGGGAAGACGAATCATTTGTTCTGGTGGAACCCCCATTTTCTTAACTGCATGAACATAAGATTTAGCCACTGCATTCAGGGGATCTTCTGAGTTCATGAAGTTTCTTAAACTTGGTTCCTGCTTCAAGTCATCTGAAAGATTATCCCAAGCATTATAAGTTCCTTGCGGAATCTCGGGTTCTGTCAGAGGAGCACCTGTAAGCGTTGTAGGTGCTGGAGCTTCTACTGCTTCGGTTCCTGTCTCTTGAGATTCAGGAGTTGTCGTTGCTTCGTTGTTCTCCATAGATTTTCATCAATTCTTCAATTGAGGTGTCTGAATAGTTAATTAAATCGATCACTACGGCTCGTCTACCCTCTCGGAACGCACTCATGTAGGGATCTCCAGGGACAAATGCTGTTGCATAAACATAGTTAGCAGCAGCAAGATCAGAAAGCACTCTACGGCCAGTATCAGATTTAAATACTTCGTCATAAAGGGCTTTCCTCCTTTTCTCACGTAGAAGCAAGCGCTGCCTCCGCATGAGCTAATTTTGCAGTCGCACTAGCATCTCGTTCTTGGGCCTCACTTAATGCAAGGGTCTGTTGAAGTTGTTGCTGTTGCATCTGCATCATCTGCCTTTGTTCTCGTTCTGCAGTCAATTGTTCTTCACTCTTGAGTACAGAAAGAGGTACACGTAATATCTCTGCAGCCAATGCCAGAAGTTTATCACTGTCGAATCGTTCCAGAATTGATGGATCAATCTGAGCCCATGGAGTTACAAACTGCATCAGTTGTCCAATACTTGATAATTCTGAGGATCTCATTGCAATCGATACCGGATTCATATATTCAACACCAAGTTCTGATTGCATCAGTTGTGGTGGAGGTTGAGGAACCATACCGTTTTTGATGAGGATAAACATGGTTCTCTCAATCATTGGACCAAGAAATTCAATCTCCTGTCTGGAAACAATCGGTCCTAAGATCTGTAGACGATCCCTCTGCCTTGCTGCAATCTCAGTTGCAGTGAAACGCATCACATCTCCATCTGCAGCAGTTGGACCAGGGAGCTCCAGAGTATCAAGGAAGAATCCTCTTCCAATTGCTTCTCGCACCTGACCCATCTTGTTCTCTGCCCAATCCAACCGTCCTGGCATCGGAAACGCTTCTATACGTTCATTAGGACTTAATCCAGCACGATAGTAATTCAAGCCACCTGGAACTGTCCGCACGGGTGAAAGAAAACCGTCGTGGGGAAGCATCAAGGGAGGATCAACGGTTTTCTGAAGTGCTTTCAGATAGGTGGCTTCCATTTCATTGAGCATACGAACATCTGGAAGCGTATTGATTCCTGGTCCTCTTCCATAGATTTCCTGAGAATTTCTCTCCCATCTACTGCAGACGAATGGGAATTCGTCAAATCCACCTTCATTGAGAATATGCTTTGACTCAAAAAGCATATAAACACTCATGAAAGGTTTCTGTTGTTGGGATCTCATGGAACCAGTAATCGCCTGTTTCCGAGGCTTCACAATATGAAGGCATGAGACTTTATCATATAACTTATTCTTCTCTGCCTTCTGCTTCACAGAATCCGGTAGCTTCTGCATCGGATACTGCTCAATGAGTTCTTTTACAGTGTGTTCATAATGTCTGAAACAAGTATCGATCCTTCCCAATGCATTGGTTGCAAGATAACAGTCTGATAAAGGGAATGACCTGAAATAGGGGCCTCTGCCTGGAATATCACGGATTTCCATGATTGAAGTTCCAAATGCTCCCAGATCAAGATAATACTCATGAGCACTTGGATGAAAATTTGCAGAAGGTCGATTGAAACTATCCTGAAGAATCCTTGTTGTTTCTTCCAACCAGAGTTGCACTCTACGGTCTCCTTCAAGTCTCCTGTCTACTTTCAGGGTGAACCAGGGTATGCTCGAAGAAGTTAACGTATTGTGCAACCCCGAGGAGAATCGAGTCAATGTCTGAACAGGAGTCGATTCAAAGATGCTTTCTCTACGTTCAGATCCTGTAGAATGCGTTGCAGTGAAATCGGCTTTTCTTGGGATCATAAGCTCTGCAATCTCTTGCCATTGAGCTTCCCAATTATGCCGATTCCCCTTCAGATTTTCATACTCAGCAATAAGCTGAGAACCCAAGTCATTAAGCATAAGCCATTGTTTTCTTATCGCCTTTACCTATCTTTGCTCCTCCTGTGAGAACTGTAGAACTTCTGCCTCGTCTCATTTTCATTCGTCTACGCATCAAGGCTGCTAAAGCCTGAGATGCTGCTGGAGTATCTAAATCACCCTCTCCACCTGTTGCATCAGTAGTTTCAGTTCCATTACCGTTTCCGTTTCCGTTTCCG